CATAGGGGGCTTGTATAAGTCCCCTTTTTTTTGTATATTAGTAGTATAATAATAATTAAAAATTGTAACATATGAATTTAGGTTATGCGTGTATCAACATGACATTGGGTAAACAGAAACCCAAAATCACTACAAATCGTAGTATGATTAAAAAAACCTTTTTAGAAAAAGGTATCCCATACGCATCAGAGTTGGGGATTCAAAACGCCAGAGATTTAGTAGAGATTATCAAATGGAATCATCAGAATGGTATCAACTTCTTTAGGTTGAGTTCTGAGATATTTCCTTGGGCATCTGAATATGATTTCAAAGATATGCCACATTACCAACGGATATCTAATCTATTGTTGGGTGCTGGACATCTTGCTAAGAAATACAACCAACGTATCACAACCCATCCCGGCCCATTCAACGTATTGGTATCCCCGCGTGAGCATGTAGTAGAAAATACTATTACTGATTTATCTAATCACGGAGAGGTATTTGATATGATGGGTTTGAGTAGAACTCCTTACAACAAAATCAATATTCATTGTAATGGTGTATATGGTGATAAACAATCTGCTATGGATAGGTTCTGTAAGAACTTTGAGAGGTTGCCTGAATCCGTACAAACACGTTTGACTGTAGAAAACGATGATAAGGCTAGTATGTATTCAGTAAAAGATTTGATGTACATACATGAACGTATTGGTATTCCTATTGTATTCGATTATCACCACCACAAATTTTGTACTGGAGATTTATCAGAGGAAGAAGCACTGAAGTTAGCCGTTTCTACCTGGCCTAAAGATATTGTACCTGTAGTTCACTATTCAGAATCAAAAGCATTGCACGAAAGTAATGATAAACTGAAACCTCAAGCACACTCAGATTATATCTCTGAAGTTCCTAATACATATGGATTAGATGTAGATATTATGGTAGAAGCTAAAGCTAAAGAACTCTCTATCTTAGAGTACATTCAGGCGAAAGCATAGTATGGGTTTGAGCTTGTTTTAGTATTAATTATTATATTTTTAATACTTATTGTTATAGATTATTAGGTTGTCTTGCAAGCTAATACTTATTATATGAATAATAATATTTGTAATAAATACAAAACTCAAAGTTAATAAAACGTGAAAACAGGAAAAAATATGAGTATTGTTAAAAACTTTTTTTCTAAACGAACTTGGTTCGGATTCTTAATGGTGTTTTCTACACTATCTTTAGCAGGAACGGCAGCTTACTATTCTGTATTTGGATTAAGTTCATTGTTCGCTGGCGCTAAGTTTGAAGTTATCATAATGGCTTCGGCATTAGAGTTAGCTAAATTAATCGTTGCATCATATCTACATAACCATTGGAAGAAATTAGGATGGATGTTGAAATCCTATCTTACATTAGGTGTGGGTATCTTAATGATTATAACCTCAGCAGGTATATATGGATTCCTTACATCAGCATACCAAACTACTGCCGACCAATTAACTATCGTAGATAAACAAGTAGCTGTAGTTGAAATGAAAAGAGATAGATTCTCTGAATCATTAGAAGGATACAAAATAGAAAGAGTTCAACTTAGTGAATCTATATCAGAACTTACAAAAGGTTTATCAAATAACACTATCCAATATAAAGATAAAGAAACTGGTGAAATCATCACCACAACCTCATCATCTACTCGTAGAGTTTTAAACGCACAATTAGATGATATGAAGGAACAACGAAATAGTGTTTCGATTAAGATGGAAGCAGTTACCGATTCTATTACAAAATTAGAGTTACAGATTTTAGATTTAGAATCCAACAACGAAGTAGCGGCAGAGATTGGCCCACTTAGATATATGGCTAACATTACAGGTAAGTCAATGGATGTGATTGTGAATTGGTTTACTCTAATGATTGTATTCGTATTCGACCCGATGGCAATAGCTATGGTAATCGCAGTAAACAAATACTTTGGTAGAAAAGAAGAAGATGATTTAGATGATTATTTCACACAAAGAAATAAAATGATGTACAAACATACAATGATGAATGGTGAGAATCATAAGAAAATGAAAGATAAACTTTCTCAAGAAGAAATGATTAAGAAGAATGAAGAGATTCTTGCTACACCAAAGTATGAAGTAGAAGATACTGCAGGAAATGTAGAGGTATATCCAAAAGAAGAAGAACGATTGGAGAAAAAAGAGTTCTTAGAAAAGTTAGATGAAGTAGAAAAATCTGTTAAGAAAAAAGATGAGAGAATCTATAATGAGTTTTCCAAACCATATTCAGATGGAACTTATATAGGTGAAACTGAAAAAGAAAGTTTAAATGATATCGATGAAGATGATATAAAAACTTATTAAAAGATTTGGTATTGTAAAAATAATTTCGTATATTTACATAAGTTTAACATAAAAAATAGTTACAAAAAGCATATGAGTGATTTATATAATGAAGGCAGAACATCTACGGCTGGTGATATAGAACCAAAGTATGATGTACAGAAAGTATCCGAAAGAGATAAACACTTTCAGGAGTTCAGAGAGTTTGATTATGGAATTGATATTGAATCAAACATTATCTTAGTACAAGATGAGATTAGTCAAGGTATGATATTCGATACAATATCGAAAGTTAGATTACTCAGAAAAATTAATCCAGAATTAAAATCAATCAATATCTTACTTAATTCACCCGGCGGTGATGTAGTAGAAACATTAGGATTGATTGATTACATCAGAACCATAAAGAAAGATGATGATATTTCTACAAACATTATTTGTAGAGGTTCAGCTATGAGTGCTGCAGCATTACTATTAGCATGTGGTACAGGTCTTAGAGCAGCATCTAAACACTCTAAGATTATGGTTCACCAATTATCAACAATGAATTTTGGAAAGTTAGAAGATATTAAATCAAACGCTAAGTTCGCAGAACAATTAGAAGATGATTGTAATAACCTTATGGAAGAAACCACAAAAAAAGATAAGAAGTTTTGGAAAGAAAATCAAAGAAGTGATTACTTCTTATCAGCAGAAGAAGCATTAGAATTAGGAATAATAGATAAAATAGTTTAAGTTATGGAATATAATTACAGACCCTTAGGGGATAGAGTAGTAGTAGAGATACTCAAAAGACACGATGAAAAAACCAAAGGTGGTTTATACAAACCATCAGGTTCAGATACCACAATGATGGGTAAAGTAGTTGCAGTTGGTAGTGGATTGTTTACACAAAGTGGTGTATCAATACCAATGAGCACTAAGGTTGGGGATATAGTTCTATTAGATGGAACTGGATTCAAACATAAGAATGGTGGTAAAACGTATAACATTTATAGAGAGAGTGAATTCTTATCTATATTAGATGAAGTGTAAGTGTCTGATAATCAATCAGTTACACTATCACTATCATCACAACACATTGATAATCAATTAGTTAACAATTAAAAATTAAATTATGGTACACATTTTAGATGAAAATCAAATCAAAGAGAACTACGAAAAGTTCAGAAAATTAATTAATCAAACATTTACAGGTGAGAGGTTAGAAGCTCTTAACAAGATGTACGACCATCTTGAAGATAGAATCATTCTTACTCCTGCCTCATCAACCGAACACTTCCACAACGCATTTGCTGGTGGATACATTGACCACGTATTAAGAGTTACTCTAAACGCAGTTAAGGTATTCGATTTACATACTGAGTTAGGAATCGGAGATGGTGGATACGATAAGGAAACTGTAATCTTCACAGCCCTTCACCACGACTTAGGTAAAGTTGGTAACGCTGATGAGAGTTGGTATATCCCAAATGATTCACAATGGCATGTTGAGAATCAAGGAAAGATTTACAAAACTAATCCATCAATGCATTGGATGAATTTGAATGATAGAACATTTTGGATGTTGAACCATTTCGGAATTAAAATCTCAGAGGTTGAATACTTAGGTATCAAACTTACTGATGGATTGTACGATGATTCCAATAAAGAGTATTATATCGCATATAATAAAGATAACGCACTAAAGACTGGACTACCATTTGTAATGCATCAAGCTGATATTATGGCAGCTAGATTCGAAAACGAAAGATGGATGAAGATGAAGCAAGGTGAAGTTACTACAAAGAATGTAGGTGGTAGACCAACTAAGAAAGCAAAATTAGAAAATGTAAAAATGCCAGAGAAGATTGATTTTAAATCTATCTTTGGTGAAGTAGAAGAGGCCTAATATGGAACTAATACAACACATAGTTTTACCATTAGTAATAATATCAATCTTACTTTATATAGTTTGGAACTTACTTCGTAAGGTTGAAAAGTTAGAAGATGGTATAGAAGAATCTGATAAAGTAATTGAATCAGTAGCTACCTCTGTTGATAGAGCATTAGCTCGAATGAGAGAGGTAGATAGAGTTGGTTCGTTTGAAGCAGATGATGAAAGCGGGTTTGTATATAAAGAAATACAATCTGCATTAGATAAGTTAAATAATGAAATAAATCCGAATGCCTAAAAAAAGAAGAAAAAGGAGTAAAAGATATTTTACCAAAATCACCGAAATCGCAATAAATGCATATAATGGTTGTGATGATAACCAACTAAAGAACAAAATCTATAACAGATTCATTCATTATCCGTTTGATAAGTTAGCTGAAAATGTAATTCATACATACAAAACATATTACTTTGATGTACCATATGAAGATGTAAAGGCGAGTGTAGTTGCGTTTCTGAATGAAAAGATTCATAAGTTCAATGGTGAGAATGGTAGAGCGTTCTCCTATTTCACAGTAGTTGCAAGAAACTATTTATTCAATGAGAATAATGCAAACTATGCTAGGATGAAATCAAAAGAAAAGGTAGCGGCAATTGATACATCTCGTAATATCGTAAATGAGATTGTAGACCAAAACAACAAAGAAGCAAAATCAGATTTCATAGACCATTATACAAAATATATAGATTATCATTTATATGAATTGTTTTTAAAAGATAGGGATAGGGCGATTGCAGATTCAATAAATGAATTATTTAAGAACAGATATGATTTATATTCGTATAACAAAAAAGCACTCTACATACTTATTAGAGAGAGAACAGGAGTACATACTCAATATATAACTAAAGTAGTTGGTAAATTAAAAGGTATTTATGTAGAGTTGTACACCGAATACAATCAGAAGGGATTTTTATCCCTTAAATATAAACTAAAGGATAGTAATGGATAAGGATACTGAATTATTTAAAGGGAAAACGTTTTCTGATATCATGTCTGATGTTTACCATAATTCTAAAAAGAAGGATAGGCAACTAAAACTTCTTATAGCACAATTAGAACCATTGGTAAAGAACCTACAAGATGCTACAGTAATTGTTCCTTTGATAAAAGAGTATATGGAAGTGGCTGTAAAAAACGATGACCAGATTGTTAAATTAGCAGCGATTGTTCAACGTATGATGAAGGATGCAAACTCAGGCGATGATGGTGGATTCGGATTAACCGAAGAAGAAAAGAAACAATTAATTTTAAATGCTGAAGCAATCGATAAATCAATCGAAACCTTAAATTCAGAAGAGGGAGATGATTAATGGGTGGTACTATTGAAATAATAACGGTACAAAATATAACCCTTAAAGATGATGATATCAATGAGGTACATTCAATTCAGGGGTTTAATCAAAAAACTGTAAATCAACAAATAACTGCATATCCATTCGATATGTCTATAAGACGGATTCCTTTGATTGGTGAATCCGTTGTTTGCTTTATGGGTACGGAAGCTGAAGCTGCACCAACTCAGAGGCAATCAAACAGAACATATTACTATATGAATCCTGTTTCCATTCAAAAGAATCCTCACAATAACGCATTAGTAAATTCAAAAACATCAGTATCTTCACAAAACAATGCTGGGAGTTATAATAGTGCAGCCGCAGGAAACCCAAATGTTAGTAGTGGTGATTCTGAAGCAGATTTAGGTAAAGGGTTTTCGGAAAGAGATGATGTTGGTACTGTACAACCATTTATCGGTGATGTTCTTTTAGAAGGTAGATTTGGGCATTCAATGAGATTCGGGTATACTCCAAATGGTAGTGATACAACTCAAACACCATCGTGGAGTTCTTCAACTGATAACGACCCAATCACAATTATATCTAATGGTAGAAAGAGTGGTGGTTCTTACAATAAATTTATTATAGAAGATGTGAATGATGACCTTTCATCTATATGGTTGGGTTCATCACAAAAGATAAAACTAACGCCAGCTCAAACTGGTATTGGTGGGGCAGATAATCCATCATCGTATTCGAATCCTTCGATAGTAATGAATTCAGATAGAATATTTTTAAATGCTAGAAACGAAAGTGTTATTATAGCAGCAAAAAAAGATATTATAAATGCAACGCCGGGATGGCAAATGGAAATGGATAAACTATTTACTTTGATAGAGAAGTTAGCAAGTGAGTTAAAAGATTTAACATCAGCCGCAGCAACTTACGCAACTGGAGTCGGACCTACAGGCCCGGCTACTAATGCTGGAAAAGTTGCATCTATACTTAGTGATATAAAAGCAATGAAACAATAATATTATGCCCGCACTTTGGCCAACATTTATACCAGTAGTAGGTGGTTACTTAAACTCAGCAACCGAAGGAAAAACTGAAGAAGAAACCGCAGAGAAGATAGCATCGGAATATCACAAAGCAGTTAAAACTGCTCAAACAGTTCTTCATGTCAATCTACCATCAGTTCAAGCACCATATCAACCAATCAAATTGGGTATCTTAAAAACTCTAAACGATATAAAAGATTCCGAAGGTAGACCTAAGTTGAACCATTTTACGGATTGGGCAAACGCAACATCACAATATTGGTTAGCAACAACAATGTCCCAAACTCCATTTCATCCATTGAATATGGCAGCATCTACAGGAACTGCAGGAATACCAGCGCCAATAACTCACATCATAAATAATGGTGGGGCGGTAGCACCACTTAAAGCGGGGTTGTTAGCAGCATTTACTCACCCACCATCACCAGTACCATTTGGAATTCCATTTGCTACTAAATTAGTAGCGGCATTTACTGCTCACTTAATGACAGTAGGTGGATTACAAACTGAATTTGTAACAAGTGGTTCACCTCTAACACCAATTCCTATCGGGCCAATTTCACAACCTTGGATTGGAATGGTGTAAAAAGAAAGTTTTTAATATTTATATATAAAGTAGAAAATTATGAAGGCAAAAGATTTAGCACAATTATTAGAAGTAATCGTAAGAAAGGTAGTTCGTGAAGAACTAAAACCTATGCTTAAAGAGATTAAGAGCAACAGACCAAAACACACTATTACTGAATTGAACGGTGGTGGAAAAATGGGTGTTGTAAAAGACCCTACTGATTTAGATTTAAAAGAAATATTTGGTAGAGAGGTAGTGGAAAATAAAAAAACATCTAAACCAAAAACATTTGTTAAGAATCCAATGTTAAATGAAATGTTAAATCAAACAATGAATGATGGCGAATGGAGAACTATGGATTCTCAATTTGGGTCTAATCAAGCACAACGATGGGTGGATAATGGTTCTACCTCAGCAGCACCAACACAAGATATCGATGGTAGACCTGTTGATACATCTAACCCTGAAGTGGCTAATGTGATGGGTGCAATAACAAAAGATTATTCTCAATTGATGAAAGCGATTGATAAGAAAAAGGGAAGATAATTAAATGGCTAAACCTAGAAAAGAATATTTCTACAATCCAATAGATTTTAAACCTGATGTTGCCGTTGGGGTAAAATTACCATTTGGTAAACCCAAAGGATTATTTGCTCAAAGTTACACAACTGAAGAGCAAGCAATATCTAATTTAAAGAATCTATTATTGACTAGAAAAGGTGAAAGACCATTTCAACCTTTGTTTGGTTCGGATGTATATTCTCAACTCTTTGAAAATATTGACTCTAATCTAAACGAAAGAGTTTCACAAACGTTATCAGAAGATATCAAATTTTGGTTACCTTATATAGTTATTGACAATATAGATATTGAAACAGAACCTGATAGAAATTTCCTTAGAATAGAATTAAGGTTCAGAGTTACAGAGCAAGGTGCAAACCAACAAATAATATTATTTGTAGATTCAGCTGGAAGTACAATAGAATAGGTTTAAGATATGGCAAACAAAAAGAAATCAGATTTAGTACAAAAGGATGTATCGTTAATCGGTAGAGATTTTGGTGAATTTAGAAAAAACTTAATTGAGTTTTCTAAAAACTATTTCCCAAACACCTACAATGATTTTAACGAATCATCTCCTGGTATGATGTTTATGGAAATGGCATCATATGTAGGCGATGTATTATCATTTTATACAGATACACAATTAAGAGAATCACTATTAACTACGGCAGAAGAAAATGCAAACCTATTTAATATTGTAAACTCATTAGGATATAAACCAAAAAATATTATACCTGCATCGGTAACATTGGATGTATTCCAATTAGTACCTGCGATTGGAAGTGGTGATAATGTAAAACCTGATTTTACATACGCTATGAGTTTATCGGAAGGTATGATTGTTGGTTCAACAGATTTTTCAGATGTAGAGTTCACAACAGTTGGTTCAGTTGATTTTGCATTCTCTTCTTCATTTGATGCTACTGAAGTATCAGTTTATCAAATTGATGAAAATACAAACGAACCTGTATATTACCTACTAAAGAAAAAGATAAAAGCTACAAGTGGTAAAGAAAAAACAAGAGAGTATAGATTTACGAATCCTAAGATTTATGATAAAATTAAATTAGAAGATGAACAACTAATAAGAGTTAAATCAATCGTAGATTCCGACGGGGATGTTTGGACAAGAGTTCCGTACTTAGCACAAGATACTGTATTTGAACAAATAGATAATAACGAAGAGAACTCAACTATGTTACATAAGTATAGTGGTGATACACCTTACTTATTAGAATTAAATAGAGTTCCTAAAAGATATGTAACAAATTTTGAAGATAATGGTATCTTAACAATTCAGTTTGGTGCGGGTATCTCATCAAATGCCGATGAAGAAATAATTCCTAATCCCGATAATGTAGGTTCAGCACTTTATACAGAGCATCAGAATTTAGATTCATCATTAGACCCATCAAACTTTTTATACACAAAAACGTATGGAGTAGCTCCACAAAACACAACATTAACTGTTAAGTATATTGTTGGTAATGGTATTGCAGATAATGTACCTGCTAAAGATTTAACAAACGTATTATCAAGTACAACTACATTAAAGAATGAAATAAATCTTAGTAAGGATGTTGTATCTTTTGTTAGAGCATCGTTAGCTTGTACAAATCCAAACGCAGCTGTAGGTGGTAAAACTACAGAAACTCAAGAAGAAATTAGACAGAATGCTATGGCATTTTTCGCAGCACAAAATAGAACTGTAACTAGAGAAGATTATGTAATGAGATGTTACGCTCTTCCACCACAATTTGGTTCAGTAGCAAAAGCATATTTACAACAAGATTACCAAACAGAACATTCTAAGGTAGATGGGCAATTCATAAATACTGAAATCCCCAACCCATTAGCATTGAACTTATACACTTGTGGATATGATAATAACAAAAATTTAAGAGCTTTAAACGCTGCCACTAAGTATAATTTAAAAAACTATATATCGTATCATAGATTGTTAACAGATGCGGTTAACATTAAAGATGCACATATAGTTAATATTGGTATCAACTTTGAAATCATTGTTATGCCTGAATACAATTCCAACGAAGTTTTATTAAGAGCGATTGATAGATTAAGAGATTATTTTAATATAGATAATTGGAGAATCAACGAACCAATTAATTTATCTAAACTATATGTTGAGATTGATAAAGTAGATGGAGTACAAACTGTAGTAAGACCCGATAAAGATGGGAAGGGTGGATTGCAAGTTGTAAATAAATTTAATGGTAACTATTCACCAAACAAATATAGTATTATAAATGCAACTAAAGGTGGAATTATATTCCCACCAAGAGACCCATCTATATTTGAAGTGAAATACCCTAATCAAGATATTAGAGGACAGGTTGTAACACAACAATTCTAAACGAGGATATAGTATGATTTATAGAATATACGGCGAAAAGGATACTACGATTTACGAATTGAACAATCGTAAAAATCAGAACACTGGTTTGGATGAGGTGTTAGAAGTTACCAAGTTCTTCGATGAAGAAACAGAAACTGTACATATTGGTAATAGTCGAATCTTAACTAAGTTTGATTTATCAGAAATATCATCATCAACTGTAAATGGTGATATACCACTTACTGCAGAGTACCAACTAAACCTAACATCTACTGAAGCTAGAGAAGTATTAGGTGAATACTCATTAGAGGTATATCCAATTTCACAAAGTTGGTCAGAAGGAGCAGGTCAATTCTTTGATAATCCCATTACGCAGGTTGGTGGTACTTGGCAATATAGAGATGGTTCAAACCTATGGGGAGTATCAACAACGCAAGTTTTCAATGGTGAGGCTGTTGAAACAGCTCCAAAAAGTGGTGTTGTATTATATGAATCATTTGCAAATGGAAGCGGTTCAGCATTTTTAACACAATCAATAAACGATTTTAATGGTAACTCACCATTCACACTTATACAGAATCAGAAACTAATTATTTCTGCATCTAACTTCGCAGGAACTACATTAGTATTCCCAGCGTATCTTGAAAGTGGTACTGATTATGGAGTACAATTTCAGATAGACCCATCATCATTTGATGATGTAGCATTTAGAATCAAAACACCAAGTGGTGTTGTTAAAACCGAAGGTGATTACGAAGGTATGGTTGGTGCTATAAAGACCGCATCAACTCAATCATTTGATTTAGCCTCAACTGAAACGGGTGAGCATGAGTTAAGATTTACTTTCTTTGATGGAAGTGGTGATGGTACTACTACAACAGGTTCTTTTGATGAAGTATATGTTTATCAAAAAGAAGGAAACCTAATTAAGTGGGAAACGTTTACTCAAAACGAAGGTGATTTCAAATTGAGAAATAGAGTAAATGAAGAGATAACTTCTAACGTTAGAATGTTCGCATCAGAATCTAAATTAAATTTATACGCTACTGATGGTGGAGCGGATGCACAAATATCAGTACCTCTACAATCTGGATTAAATTACCAACTAACATCATCTATAAATGTAGGTGATTTTGATTCAATAGAATTTACATTATATGATACTAACGGATTACCATTGAGAAGTGGGATAACAAACTTAACATCATCATATACAACTTCAGCAACTCAATCTATATCTTTTACCCCACCGAGTAAAGGTGATTATATATTTGCATATACATACTTCAATGCTACATCGGATGGTGGTACAGGTTCAATGGATAATTGGAAATTAACATATTCCGGTACATTAAACAAACGACCAATTTCAGAAGCAGGTTGGTTGAAAAATTCAGGTGGGGCTACTTGGTACACCTCATCAGCTGATAATACAAAATATTCTCAAACATTTAATAAATCTACATCAGATTTGAATGTAAATGTAACAAAATATGTAACGGATATACTTAAACAAACAAGACCTAACGATGGGTTTATTATTAAACGAGGTTCTACTGAAGAAAGTGGTTCTATTAAATATGGTTCATCGAAGTTCTTTTCAAATGATACTCATACAATATACGTTCCTACATTAGAAGTTAAGTGGGATGATTCATCATTCGTAACAGGTTCACTAACAGAACTAACAGAAGATGATATTACATTATATATGAAGAATCTTAAAACCGAATATAAAGAATTATCAAGAGCTAAATTAAGAGTTGTTGGTAGAGAAACATATCCTCAAAGAAGTTTTACGAACTCAGCACCATATAACCAAATTAAATATCTACCCGCAACTACTTATTACCAGGTTAGGGATGTAGAAACAAATTTAGTATTGATTCCATTCGATACAACTTACACAAAGGTTAGTTGTGATTCAACTGGAAATTTCTTTGATTTTAGATTTAATACATTACAACCTGAAAGATTTTATCAATTCGAATTTAGAGTTGACCGAAGTGGTAATCAACAATATTTCGATGGGTTCGTATTTAAAGTGGTTAGATAATGGCAGATATAAACATAACAACAGAGCAAGAACAAATTCAATTACGTGAAATAAGACGTAATAGTTCTAATCAAATAATATCATATACTTTGGCAGATGATTCTGATAAAGATTATGGGTATCACAAAGTACCTGCTATTACGGCTAAATACTATAGAACTGAATATGATAGAACCATAGACCAATTATCTAATGAATTGGTTAACCCATTACCAGATGTTCCATTGGAAATAGTAAATCAAAATTTTATAGATGAGGCTAACATGTACAGAGTTAGTAATTCAAATCAATTAATATCCATAAGACAAGCGGTGGATGTAGAAGAAGAAGATGTGTTTAGTGGATTATATGAAATGACTGATGCTGGTCCTTGGAAGAGAAGGCAGAAAACAGCGGCAGGAAATGTTCACTACTTCCCTATTGAAAATGAGTACACCAGCGGCCAGGTCGATTATCAAGACAATGCTATGGGTGGAAAAGGGTTCAGGCCTGTTCCTTGGGATAAAGCATCAAGAGGACCTCAGTTGGAAAGTAATGGTGGATATAGAATTACAAAAGAATTAATCGATAGTGGAAGAAGTTTAAAACTGGTAGCTAGTTTTGGTGTAGCTAATGAAAAGAATGAGACACATACGTTTAAGTTTTACTTTACTAGAGAACGAATTAGTATTGTTAATGGAAGAAAGGTACGAAGTAACCAAGTTCACAGACCAATGCAAGGTAGTAATATAATAGTTGATAATGTAGTTGAATTTTCAGTACCATCAGGCGATTATCCATTCCTTACATTTGAATTAGATGTTGAGAACGCAGCTAATACTATGCAGGAAGATGATTTATGGTATGTTCAAGCTGCGGCATCGGCTACAAACCCAATCTATTGGTATGGTGATAAATCATATTTTGAAGTAATCGCATATACTCAAGATACACCACCAATACCAGTTCCAAATAGTACGACTGGTGGTGCTAGTATAACAAATGGATTTATACCAAACCAACAAGCAGAAGC